CTGGCCATTTAAAAACTTCCCCCATTAATGTTTAAATTTTGTGTTGCTCCTGGTGTCAAGTCTATAGTTGCTTCAAATTTATTCGTTGCTGCATTAAAAACTAATACCATTCCATCTGATAGACCACCAGATATATCAACATCTGATAATCCACCCAAAGTTTGTCCACCACCAGATATTGTGGATATAACTTTGTTAGCGTTTCTTGAACCGACTCTGACTTTAATATCAGCCATATTAATTAACCTGTAGTAACTCCAGCAGTAACAATTGCACTCCCACTAACGATTCTTGTTTTTAACGAACCATCATTTAATAAAACATCATAACTGTATCTACCTGCCTTTAAGGTAGATGTAATTGACGATCCTAAAGCAATTTTTAATTCGCCTTGTGTTCTATTTGGGAAAGAAACTGCAAATGTTGCCTTATCGTTTAAAGAAGCAGGATGTTTCTTTAATTTTGAGGTGGCTGTAAAACCAGTCAAATCTAAAGGTGCATTTGATGAACTTTCTAAATTGAAAACTTGGTCAAAGTCAGCACCAGCATCAATTACTATGTTACTAATATATGCTGCCATTATTTAACTAATTAGAATCTATCTTGGAATATTTATAAATCATTTATCCATAATATTTCTAAGAAGAGTTTTTATCTCATTCATATCCTGTTTTAGAGAATCTAAATCACTACGCATACTATCAAATTTTCTTTTCTCCTCTTGTTTTTTTCGAGAGAGATCCATAAATTTATCAAATTCACTTTTATTTTGATTAACAATCGCATAAGAATCCATATCTCTTACAAGAGAAATATCAGATTTAACTTTCAAATATTTTTCCATTACTGAATATCAAAGGATCTAAGTGCAATTGCTCTAAAGTTTTTAATTCTAGGTGGTTTTGCTTGACTAGTTGATGTCATGACAACTTTAATCATAAATCCATTAAATTGTGCAGTATTTTCAGCAGTAAACTTATACTCACTAAAAGTATTGGTGTTTTTATTTGGATTTACAGTTTTATCTGGAGAACCATTAGTATTAAATGGTATGTAAGTTGTATGGGCAGAATCACCATCATTTCTTATTAATTTATAGAATACTCTAATATCTCCCTGTGCTTCTCTGTGTCCATCAAATTGAACTAATAATGAATTTGAAACAAATTCCAAATTAATCATTTTTGTTTCATAAATTGCTGTGTTAGGATCATAACCAGGAATTTTTGGCCCACTAGCAGTTTCAAAATCATCAACTTTACTGTCAACAAGGTTACTTATTAATATAGCATTTGGATTTTCCAAATCAATCACTGGAGAAACATCACTATTGTTAGTTGTTAGTGTTAGTTCTAAAGCAAATGATTTTTGATTACTAAGTATGTTATACTCATTAGTTTTTGAAGCTATTATTCTAGGACTATCAAGATAATTTAATTTATTTAAAGAAACATTTTCGTAACCAAGATCATTAAATGAAGCTTCATTTCCACTCAAACTTGTTCCAGAGGTTGTTTTAATTCTAGCAGATACATTTGTCCCAGTAGGTGTAATTGAAGTTATTTGTGGGTCAATTACTTCAAAAGGAATATTTTGGGAGACCTGAACTGCACTACCACCACCTGTTTTTGTTGTTTTAAATGTTGGTTGTGTTGAAGCAGTAGAGACTTTTACAAAATAACTATCAAATGTTTTTTCTCTAGGATCAATATCATGTTCTTTGTTGATTTTTCTTAGTGAAATTCCATTAAATTCATACTTGAATACTGATACAGTTGCACTGTGATTTGATTTTAAACTTGAATCAATACCTCTAGTAATAGTTGTTAAATTATTTCCAGAAACACCTTTATATTCAATTATCTCTTTATCAATTAAAATATAACCAGGAAAAGATGCACTAACTGTTTTTCCTTCAAATGTTTCAAAATTAGATCCAGAGGAAACAGTTATTAGAGTGCTATCATCATCTATGTTCTGATTTAATACGGCTGGACTTCCATCTGGATGGAAGTTTACAATTTTAACTTTGTTTGTGCTTGCATGCATTCCATGATTTCTATGATCAAATTTAAGAGTATATCCATCTCTTATAGGATCTGGATTAACTGAAGTAATTTCAGCGTTGATTAAAGTTGTTTGCGATCCAGCTTGAGTAAAATGAACCATATCTGTGGTCGCAACAAAATTATTATTAACTTCATCTAAAACAATTAAGTCTGTTCCACCAATTGATACATGAGATGTAACAACTGCTCTTACTCCAGATCCACTTGCACCAAGTGAGTTCATAAGTAATAAGTCACCAGGAGCATATCCAGACCCACCATTCTGAATATTAACATTACTAGCAGTCACTGCGTTACTTGCAACTGTTACATTTGCAGTCGCACCTTGACCATCTCCAGTTAAGGTTGTAAATCCAATTCCAGTATATGCTCCATCTGTTAGTCCAATACCAGTATTTGATATTATGGTTAACTGACTAGCTCCTGTTTTTATTGGGCCACCAGTTTTAACTATTCTTCCTGTATGTACAACACCACTTATTGTTTGTTGAATCTCGTCACCTGGTGTAAGAGTCATTTCAGTCGCTATTCCTAGTTTAACATTAACTCTCTTTGAAAACCCAACGACTGGATTTGTTTTTTGAATTTTACCTAAAGGCAATTCACTATTGTAAAGTAAAAGACTTGATGGGGTATTTGTAACAAATTTAGCCTTGTTAAGTTTAAACTTAAGATCCTCATATTGACTTGGTGTCCAAGTACTATTATTTTGTGATTTGAATAATGATCCAAGAGTTGGTTGAGTACTATTCAATCCTTGAGTAATTAAATCACTTTCACCCATTCTATTAATAAATGCCAAATAACCTAATGTAGCTGGTGCCATCAACACTAAAGCATATTCATATCCACTTTGTAAATAAACTGGGGATTTAAAAGCAAATGTAGTAGCAGCACTACCATCCTCAGATAATTGAACATCTTCTGAATTTATTTTTGTTTCAGCAAAAGGAACAACAGTTTTAGTTGGTGTCCCATCTCTCATTGTTCTAATTTGGACAGTTACTGGAACTGAATCATCTTTTGTTTTGAAAAATAACTCTCCACTAGTTATGAAAATACCATCTTTATAGACCTTTTCATCAACCAAAAATGATTGTGCTAATGGATCATCATCCTCAACTGGTTCTACAAAAACACTTGTTTGAACATCTGTGTCTACGTCTACATTTGTTACCACTTCAGTTCTTTCTTCATTAAATGTTCTAGATATATCAGTTGTTCCGACTTGTTTCCTTTCAATTTGTGGTGTCTTGATTGATAATGTTTGTTCTTGTGTGTTGGTCTGATATCCACTTGCCATGTATTCTGTTTCTGCAGAACTAGAACCAGGATCTAATATACTTGCATTAGTTGCACTTGTTGTTACCCTTACAGTGTTATTACCAGTAGTAAATAAAGGATTTCCTGAAATTTTTGGATCAGGAATATGTAGTGAAAATATTAAATCTCCTTTATCATCACTAAACAGTGCTAAGTCCCCAACAGTTGCTTCTGCTGTTCCTGCTGAATTTACAAGTTTCATTCCCTTTCTGACCCATCCAATGTTATCGATATTATTTTCCAAAGCCAAATCAGCAGTATCGACATTTAATATTTCAGTTGTACTTGAATATGCGGTTGGAACTGTTATATTTGGATAAGGTAAAATAGTAACAATATCAGTTGGATTATTATATGTCCCTGATTTATGATTTGGTGATGCTACTCTAAATTTAATACCAGCATTTCCAGAGGTTTCACTATTTGAAGTTTCAACTATATCATTAACTGCAAAAGTTCCTCTATCCATTGAAATTGGAAGATACTTAGGAACTGCGTATTGAGTCAAATCCGTATTTTCCATGAATACATAATATCTTGTATTTGGTTTTACTCTCTTTACACTCACTTCAATATTTCTTGATCTTATGTTATAAAGAACATCAATACCAACAACTTTTGTTCCTAAATCAATAACTTGCTCACTCGCAGATAATTCAAGATTAAATGTTTTTTCTACTCCTGTTTCTTCAAATGTTTGTTGAATTGTATTTTGAATATCAGTAGTAGTGGTGGTAGTAGTAGTGGTGGTAGTAGTGGTAGTGTTTCCCTGTTGATTTACATCAGTATTACTATTGCTGACTGCATTTGAAGAAATAACTTGGCTTCCAATAACTTCTTCTCCAATCAGTGTAGCACTATCTTTTCCATTCCAAGTTTGCTCATGTGAATTCCAGAAACTAGATGCCATTCCACCATTTTCACGATCCTCAACTCCTAGTAATTGTGCTATAGCATCAAATGCAGAATCTATTTCAACATTTTGAGGAGTCAAAGGAATTTCTTCAATCCAAAAATCAGAACTAGGAACTAACTCAATTGATCCAACAAAAACATCTACAAGAAATGGATTTAAATTTTCTGTTCGTGTTGCATTTTTTTGATCTATGAATATTTCTTCACTGTAGTTTAAAGTTAAGGCAGCTCCACCTCTAACAATATTAGAATCACTAAAATCATTAGCAAACTTATAATCTGCAGTAGTTGGACTTGATTGAGTGGTGACGGTTTCAAATACTAATCCAACATTTCTTTCCGTCGATCTTGGCCTACATTCACTATTATCAATATCGATATCAAATTTAGACTCACCAGTTAAATTGTGAAAATTATGATTTCTAAAATTATCTACAAAGAAACCAGATTTAAATTTATCTAGTCCAGTATTTGGATCTTTAACTGATAAATTCTTAGTATCAGTTTCTAATAATGATAGAGTTGTATAATTCTCTAAATTTTTAATTCTATTTTCAAGACCACCAATGTCTCTCATAGTATATCTTTTATGAGGAACTTTTTTAGTCATTACTTCAGAAGCATGACGAACATAGGGAGGATATTTAATTGTTGCTACCTGAAAAGCACCTTGATTATGCACTGGTGCTTTTGGAACCCTTGATGGTATGCCTTCTTTTATATCAAAAATACCGTCTTTTGTTAGATATAATCTATCTACTCTTCCTTGATAATAGGAGTAATCAACAACAACTGTTTTACCTGAAACTACATTATCAGAATTAGATAAACTAAAATTTCTAGACGCATTTACAAATGGTGAAACACTACTACCAGCTCTATTAAATGGTGCAACCCTTGGTCTAAAATCAAGATAATCTGAGGCCCAACTATCAAACACGTATGGTATATCCTTTGAATAATCAAGAGTATTGTAACTGTTTACTGTCTCTACATTTCCTGATGTTTCGTTATTTAAAAGATAATCAAATATAATTCTTAACTGACGAGTTGGTTTTTCTGAGTCAACTTTTCTTATTAGTCTAGAAAAATCTGCAAATTCCATTCTTTGACCATTATCTAAATCATAATTTTTAAGTATGTTTCTATCACCAGGTGTTACTCCAGTTATTGTAGCAAAGATGCCAGAGGTCTTTAGAGAGATGTTTTCTCCTATTTCGAATATATTTTCGTTTTCATAAACAAAAGACAACTGAGTCGCTTGTACCACCACTACACGAGCAACTGCACCTGATGTTCCACCAATAAACTGCTCACCAACAACAACATTATTAGTAAAAGTATCAGTCTGATTTGTAACACTAATTAGTGGTAAATCTGGTGAGTTGGTATCATTTGATTCGAGAACTGCTAAAACACGAGTTACTTCTGGAACGTCTAATGATAATTCTTTATCTTGAACTCGTGTTCCGTAAACTGTACTTGTAGATAATCCATCTATAGTTGTTCCTGAACCAACTGATTCTGATCTATTTACAACTAAATCACTACATCTAACCAGAGATTTTTCTTTTGATACTAATTTACTTCTTCTAATTGCCACTAAAAGTTTTGCAGTTCTACTATTATGAGTTCCAGATAAACCAGAGATTGTAACTTGTTTTAATCCTGAATCAACAGTTACCATTGGTTCTAGAAGTTTTTCTACTACATTATTAATTTCTAAAACATAATTTGATGTACTGAATGGTTCAAAGAAAAGATTAGAAGTATCACCAGTGGTAATATCACTGATATTAAATGTAACTGAATTATTAGTAAAAGTTTTACTTATTTTTTTTCTGATAATATAAGAACTATCTAAAACGTTCATTGATGAAATATATCTATCCGCTAATTTTACTCTAAAACCAGGATTATCTGTTTCGTTTAAAGTTGGAATAAGAACCTTTAAATCAGTTGGTGTATTTGCTAGAATATCACCATTACATACTCCAGATACTGTTGCAACTCCCACACATGTGAAATTAGCACCATTTGTGTCAATTGCATTTACTTTTAAAAAACGAGGAACACCTGTATCAGAAGCAGCACTGTAACTAACAATATCACCAATTTTTACAACTGATCTAAAATCTTGAACTGCAGGCCCAGAAATAACTCCATTTGAAGCAACATTAAATTCTGCTGCTACTTTAAATAATTCCTTTTCACGATCCAAAACTGTATTTGCAGCAAATGTCGTGCTACCAGTTCCTAATCCGTCAAAACTATGAACTGCTTTAATGTCCTCGAAAGTGTTATCTTCTATTGCAGATACACTATTACCCTCAGTAATACCATTAATAATTAATGGTTCATTGAGTTGAAACTCTCCTGTAACATCAGAAAGAACTAACACAGTTGTGTTGGTTATTGTAGATACTGAATATCCGACTGCTCCACTATATTTTCCTTCTACACGAGTATAAGAACCATAATCAGCGTCAATATTTTTTGTAAGTGTAAGACGTGTGTAAAGTTGAACATCGTAAACTGATAGATTATAAGTTGTAACCGCTACTCCTGTAGCAGTTGTTTGTTTATAATCATAAACTTTTGCAGTTCCAACTCTATCATTTGCATCAAATGCTCCATTAACAGCAGCCTTTTCTTCCGTTAGTCGATTACGCAAAAACTGAACTTGTTTAGTGGTATTGTTTGAAAAATCAATTTCTGGTGAACCAACAATGTTTGTTACGTTCAAAGATTTACCCATTCTAATCGGGACACTTTGATTTTCGACTAATTTAGTTGTTCTTGGTTTTAAAACATCAATAGATGATGTAGATATTTTATCTACCTCGTAACCTCTTACATATGCCTTTCCTGAAGAAATTTGCAAACTAATTATATCATCTGCAGGTGTATTTCCATTTTGAGTTTGCTGAGTATCAAAATATATTCCCCTATTGCCAACTCTATCATTTAAAGATTCTCTGACATCTATAGAAAATGGTTTGATATAGTAATCTCCTGATTCATCATAAGTTCTTCTTGCTAACTCTTCTGCAAAAATATTATAATCTGTTTTAGTTACTATTTCTTTTACAATACCATTTTCTACTCTTAATAATTCAACAAAATCATCATCATTATTATCTGTTATGAGTTTTCTATGTAAAGTTACAGATAATTTAAATCTATCTGCACCTGGTGCAGATTCGTTTGAAAATCCCTTCGCATTATCATACAAATCAGAATTAACAGATGAAGGCCCTACTGTTTCTTCTTTTAGTAAAAATCCAACTCGGTAACTAGGAGTATTTGTGTATTGATCTAATATGACAGTTGAAGAAACATTTTTTACAAAAAATCCACGAATAAAGTAAACACCTTCACTTACAGAAAATGCAGATCCAATTGATGTTGCATCAGAAACTATACACCTAGCAAATTGACTATTTTCTACAATACTTGTATTTAAATAATTAAAGGTAGAAAGAGTTATTAAGTTTTCTCCATCTAGAAAAACTTTAGTTGTTCCGTCTGTACCTGATTTTGTATACTTAACATATAAGGTATCAAATCCATCAATCGATTCTGATGATGTTAATCTATTAATTACTGTTGCTTCGACTCCTGATGTTTCTCCTTGAATTTTTATATTTGCATCTGCTATAATTTTTGTATAATTACTAACTGGAATGTTTAAAAAATTTGGATCTATTTTTACTGCGTTGTACTGATTATCATACGATGTTCCACCAGGAATTATCATTGCTCCTTCTTTAAAGAAGTGTTGCCCAAATTTTTCAACTTGATTTTGGAGAATAGACTGTAAAGTAGTTAATTCTCTTGCTTGAACTGGAAATCCTGGTTTAAATAGAACTTTTTGATAGTTTTTACTATCGACAAAATCATCAAAATAAGGAGAAACGTTTAAATTAGTATTTTGTGGCATCTTTTTAGAACTCTATTACGATTTTTACTTCTTCTTTTTGTGAAGATGATCTTGATATTGGTGCCCTATTATCAACGTAGATAATATCACCAGAATATTTCTTGATATCTGGATCTGCTTTACCAGACACAAAAGTTTGACTTAAAGCAATGTTTTTTCCACTTGCGATTGAAATTGAGTCATCATTAAAACTACTATTAATAACTAAGTCACCACCAGTTCCTCCAGTAATTGGAGCTGTGCTTGTTCCAACAAAATCAAGTTGTTTGTAGGAATAAGCTGCCAGTGTTGAAAAACCAACTGGTTGATAATATTTTAAAATACCAGTATCTGGATTCCAAGAAGCAACATAAGCAACTGCAGTAGATCCAATCCCAATATTTTGGGTAATGAGAGCATTTGCAGAATATGTAACTGCAGAAGTTGTTGAAACTCCAGCTGCACCATTTGATGTTAAAGCTAAAGCACCTAAACTCGTAGCAGTCGTACTATTTAGAAGTGTAGATCCATTCTTTTCGAGAGGGTTTTTAATTATTCCAACACGAGAAAAATCATTACCTACAACATAATCTGGAGAATCAGTAACATTATTATCATATTTGGAATATAACATAACTCTATATCCACCAAGTTCACGATATATATCGGCACCATGACCACCTTTTGGTGGTATTACAACTTCAAACTGTGGTTGATTTACAGTTGATTCTGGAACTCCAAGTATAATATTGTTTCCATCATCACCAACATATGTGCCTGTTATAAATCTGAGATTTGCATATGTATAATTAGATCCCCCAACAACTGATACGGATTGCACAGATCCTTGACTGATAACAACTGTTGCTGATCCACCATTTCCATCTCCACTAATTGGAATTTGTGAAACTGTTCCTCCATCTGTTCCCCCAACACTGATGCCAGTTCCAGAATTTTTAACAACTATAGTTTCAATTTTCCCATCTACAGCAGCGTTTTTTATATTTTCATTTGTTGCATCTCCCCATTTTTTAGGAAGAGGAACATACTTTTCTGTTACAAATTTTACAATATCTGATGGTGATATACTATACAAGTATTTCCATACATAACCATCGGTTCCACCAGATGGTTGTGGGGAAGTATTTGTATGAGTTGGTTCTGTTGTTGATTTTTGCCCATCTTTATTATCTGGATTAACTCCATTGTTAATGCAAAGATATACTCTAAACTCTGATGTTACCACATAATAATTTGAAGCATATAAACTTGTTGATTTAGTTTGAGGAGTTAAATTTTCATCAATATAGTCATTTTTTCCAGAATAATTATTTCTATACATGTCATATATTGTTCCTGTCTGCCAATTTATTCTAGGAATAATTCTTCTAACATCATCTGAAGTTACTTTTTTTAAAAATAACATACTATCATGATAAAAGTTTTCTTGAGCAAAACTATCGACAGGAGCAGGAACAGGACTTCCCCAATCTGCAAATCCATAGTTTTTAACTTGTGTATTTTCAGGTTTTGGGTGTGCTAAGAAAGTGTAATAGTTATTATTTCCAGTCGTGCCAATACCCACAAAACTGTCTACAAAAGTTTCGGCATTTAATATACGGTACTGGTCAGTGATTATTGCGGGCATTGATACTTACATTTTTTGATTATTTATACCTGTTATGTATAAGAAGTTTTCATAGGTAGAGTTCTTATTACTTGAGCTGAGGTTTCAATTCCAGTTAATCCATTTTGATTATGGAAAGTAAATGACTTTGAATCAATTTTTCTTGTAACATTAATAGAACCCCAACTATATGTTCCATATTTAAATTTAGTTGTCAAACTTGTTGTATCTATACCCGCAATCGAATCAACGTTTGCAAATATCCTTATCATGGAAGATCCAACAGAAACATAATCTTCAGCAAAATATACATTATCTAGGAAACTATTTCCAACACCTACAGTTTCTGGCCCTGAAGATGTAGTTCTTATTCCAGTAACACCATCACCTATATGAGTGTTCTCAATTACAAAATAGTCTCCAGTGGTAATACCAGATTTTGATACTTTAAAATCTTTAGTACCATTTGGAGCTCCATCTGGGTCATATATGTCAACATGTGGTATGATTTCAAAAAATAATGCAGGTTTTGTAGTATTGATACCAACAGCACTTGTTCCAATTCCAACCACAATTCCATAATCTCCATTATAAGTAACCTGTTCAATTTTTTCAACAACAGCAGTGGTTCCCAAACCAACTATGTTTATATCATTTTGAGTTTGTCCCAAATTATCAACTTGTTTGAATAACCAAGAATCTTTTACATAAATTTTACCATCAGTTGATGAAATTGATTTTATTATTCCAGTTGTTGGTGATATTGATGGTTCTAAGTAGTTTCTTTCTTTTGATATACTTACACCATCAATAATTAAGTCTTTTGTTTGTTTTCTCCATACTGTCGGTCTATTAAAGTCAGCGTCAGTTGATATTCCGACTCCAGCATATGTTGTAGTTTCTACGGTATCTGATGCAATTAATTCATAAATCACTCGACTGTCTTGTCCAGACTGTTTTGCTAAAGTGATAACTGATTCATTTCTAATTCCATTAGTAATGCTAGAGTTAACAACACTATCATTAAAGTATTGTAACCTCAATTCATCTCCTGGTTTTATTGTTTCATCAACATCAACTTCAACAAAATCATCAGTTGAAGCAGTATAGAAATACATTTTGAATTTACTTCCAGATTTTGGTGGTTCTCTAAATGTTATTCTAGTTCCACCTTCAAACACGTAATCATTACCTGGTTTTTGTAAGATGTCATTAAGGAAAATTAAAAGATTATTTTGTAAAATTATTCCTGACCCCTCTGCAGCAACTATACTGTAATATTCTTTATTCGTAACTGTTCTAGTTATTAAGAATGATTTTCTAAATCCGTTAAATTGTGCACTAAAATCATCCAGTTCCAATAATTGACCAAAACACCATCCTGCAAATTTATCTTGGAATTTATTTTTTACAGTAATATTAAAAGCACTGGTGCCTATTCCAACTTGAAATGGTAAAGTAGTTAATTGTAGATTATCACCTATTTCATAACCCATTCCACGATCTGCCATATCAAATGATAAAATACTACCTCCAGTTCCAACAACTACATCAATAGTTGCTCCAGATCCATTTCCACCAGATAATGGAATATTCTTATATGGGCTTGGAGGTGCAACAGTAACAAAATTTATTCCTGTAGATATTCCTGTGGATGTATAACCACTACCTGGATTTGTAATTGTGACAGATGTAACTATACCAGCAGTTACAAACGCAGAAATTGCTGCACCAACTCCAGTTGTAGAACTTACAGAGACTAAAGGATTTGATAGATAACCATTACCACCACTAGCTATTCCTACAGACTGAATTGTTCCACCTGCAGAAACAACTGCGGTAAGTATTGCTTTTTTGGGAACTTGATAACCACTTCCAATGCCAACATCAAATTCATTAATTATTCCACCTTTAGGTAAATCTTTATCACTACTATTTCCTGTAAAATCAATTGTTTGTCCAGTTCCAACAATTTGATAATCAGATTTATTGATATCACCTACATCACCGTAAAAAGGTTTTTGGAATATATTATTAATTAATACTGCACCAAAATTAGTATTGATACCAGTTAACTGAACACCACTGGTTGTTAAATTAAATTTATCTGTAACTCCATCAAATCTATCAGATATATCATCTATAATTTTGTTACTACCATAATTTAATCTATAAAATGCTCTACCTGAAAAAGTAGAAAAAGTAACTATACCTGCATTTCCTGTTGGCCCATAAGGTGCTTCAGAAAAATAAAGTTTTCCTTCATTAATTCTATAATCACCTTTAACAACTGTAACTGCTGCTCCAACAGTATGTGCTGCTGCAACTGTTCCCATTTGCCCCCTGATTACATTTAAAGTAGTTGTTCCAACACCAACAGTAGACACTTTAATTATTTCATCTTCTATTCTAAACAATGATTTACCAGAAATCTCTGAAGTATCATTTAAAAATATAATATTAGTAGATATACCAACTTCAGTTGCTAATCCCACAGAAATTGCTGTTGTTACACCTAAAGGACTTTGAATCATATTATCAATACTGATTAAAGTTCTAATCGAAGCATCATCTGATGGTACTGAGAGTGTGTTAGTATTTGCTATTCCAATAACATTAGTAAATGATACAGCAACTCCAGCTGATGCAAAACTAGCAGATATTGCAACTTTAATATTATCTGCATCGTCTCTAATTACAAAAAGATTTGATGGTAATAAATTTGTTGCAGCAACACCAGCGTTAACATCTGATGTATTCGCAATACCAATTGGTGATTGTCCAAGATGTGGTTTGTATATTAATTTTTCACCAGTATTAAAATTATGTTTTAAAAGGTTTATTTTATGTGTTTCAGTGGATACTCCTGTAGATGGATTAAACTCCCTGTGAAATAGTGAGTTACCATCTGCAAAAACATTAAAACTACTTGTGCCGATAACACCTCCACCAGTGGTAGTCACTATTCCAGTGAATTGAGAACTTATATCATCTATCAAAAATACTTTATTAGTTCTTGATTCATTATAATCTGTTATAGTTTTAGATTTAAATACAACTAGTTTTGATAATTCTTGGTCATCAGTATCTTCGCTAACCATATCATAATAATATCTTTCATGAACGGATGCATTTTGGTCAATATCTATTGTTAAGTTCAACTCAGAATCAGATGCTAAATTTTGTGTTCCTGATGTGTTAATACCTAAATTACAAAAATTCTTAAATCCAGCTACATGATCTAAACTATTAACTGCATCACTCCAAGTACCGTATGGAACTGCACCTTTAATTGAATATGAAAATCTTTGATAATAATCATTATCATGTATTCTCTGAATATCTAAATTTAATTTTCCAGTATCTGTCTTCCAATTGTTTTGAATATTAACTAAACTATCTACATCTAAATCAAAATCAAATTTAAATTGATTAGTGACAGTTCCTTTATTATTGCTTATAGAACCCACAATTTTGTCATTTTGACTAAAATCTCCATTAACACTAAAAACTTTCAAAGTTTCTGAAATTGGATCCCACCCATTTTTGGCCACTGTTCCTGAAATATTTTTACCATCTACTTTTACAATCTCATCATCCGTAAATACTGTTTCTTTGAAAATTGGTGCAAATGATGCTAAATTATCTTTTTTTATAACTCTACCAAAATTATTGTCTTGCTGATATGTTCCTCCAGTTGTTCCAAGACCAACCAAAGAATAACTAACAGATTCTTGCCCTCCAGTCGTAACAATTCCAGTGACTTTAAAGTAGGTATGATCATAATCACTTGAGTTAAATCCACCAGTATTTTCTATTGTTTTTACATTTTCAACATATATTTGATCATTTATAGCAAATGGGAATTCCCCACCTCTATTATAAAAACCACTTTCAGAACCAGTATCTGGATTTGGTGCCCTTAAAGATAAAGTTACTGTTTTATTACTATCAGTTACAGCCCCAGTTACAACCACACCGTTTGAATTTACTGTTGGAATAATTCTAATATTCTCTGATAATCCACTATCATTAGTCAAAATTGAAACACTATTTACTGAAGTTCCACTTATAGTTGTTTGAGCAACTATATTTGGTTTCCCAACAACTAACACTTTTGGAGGACTTGTATAATTTAAACCACCTGAAGTAATTCCTATACTATCTAAAGTTAATACATTTTTTAACTTTAAAATCACATTGCTATCTGCTTTTGGTTTTAAAGTAGGATCTGGTGAAAACTCTAATCCTTGATTGATTACTTTAGTACTTTCAATTTTTCCAATATCGTCTGCTTCTACAGTTAAAACGGAATCTACACCATCTGTTGTTCCTATTGAGGTTATTAATGGTAATTCTCTAACATTAAATCCTTTATTTAAAATATTTACTGAATGTATTCCTCCAATCTCATTAGTCGATGATGTTGAATAAAAAGATGATGAAATACCTGTTGAGGTGTATGAATTTGTTTCTGCTATACCAGTAGGATTAAATGTAAATGTATTAGTTCCAATTCCAATAACTTTGAATGATTTATTAAATTTAGAATCACTTAATACTATTTTTGAATAATCTGGAACTCTTTTATCTACGGAAAAATATAAAGTTTTAATAGAATTATTATTTTTACCTTCAATTTTATAGAAAAATTCAGATTCTAAAGAATTACCAACTAATATAGTAATTTTATCATTTGTTTTTGTAATTAAATCACTATTATATTTTGATTTAAAATTAATATCCTCATAAAATTCTATTTCATAATCATCCATACTTGAATCAGAAGTTTCAAATTCAACTGTATTATTTTTAAAGAAAGTTAATTTAGGATTAATTTTTGATATTTCATGACTTACTCCTCCAGTTGTGCCAATTCCGATATAATTATACGGAAAAATTGATAGATCATATGAATTTTCTGCTAATCTTATGGTATCTCTAGAATCTTTAACAACATAATAAACTCCGTTATCAACTAAGGGAGAAGCTGGAGTTGCTGAATTATAAACAATAAGATCTCCTGTTTCAAAATCATGATCAGTGATTGTTATTTTTGATACTGTTGTTCCAATACCAATTGCCGAATCTGTAAATGATACTGGATTTACAACTAATTTTCTAATATTTTCATTGTATTTTAAATTAAAAGTTTGAACTACATTAGATGTTATATGTAATCTAAATTCATCATTTATAGATAAAGCATGTTGTTGACCTGAAGTTGTAGCAGTTGCAACGGTTACTGTTCCATTTACTTTTCTCAAAGATCCAGAAATATTATCTGTAATTAATTCAAGTTTAAAATCATCTTGGGATACTGATCCTGTATTAGTTAAAATTTCTTTAAAAAATACATTTTCCGAAGTTGTGCTGATACCAAGAGTTCCTAATCCTACTTTTTCAGTTGATAATCCAACATATTGATCATTAAATCTAGTGCAGAAAAGTTTATTAAAAGTTGATAGGTCAAATGCATCATTTAACAGTGGATCTTTTGTTGCATTTATAGTTGATCCCAAAGAAACTAATCTAACTTCATCTCCATTTTTAAACTTATGATTTGGTAAGTATATTGCTTTTGCAGGTATTGATTTTTTAATAGATGTAATTCCCACATGGCCAACAACAAGATTTGATACTGATGTTCCAATTCCAACTGATTTCAATCCTTCAAAATATTTAAATTCTCCAAAGTCTGCATTTTTATTTTCAATTTTTTTCGATATCTGATATGTAAATTTATTTTCTAACTTTTTAACGACATCGCCTGCATTATGAGTGGATAGAGGTGATGTTCCATTATACCCTCTTCTAACTCTATATCTATTATTAACATCATCATAATTAAGTATTAAAAATTGTTCTGTTCCGATTTCAACAACATCATCAATTTTAAATTTTCTAGTAATAGTTGGAGTGCTAAAACTTACAAACGTAGTTATTCCAGTTGCTGCATTATTTCCAATAGATTGAGATAAACTAGAAGTTAGTGTAGTAATACCAATAGTTCTAACCCCCTCTATATTTTTATAAAGAGTTGATGATATACCAGATATTTCAACGATATCTCCTGAAGATAGACCATGTGGTGAAGTAGAAAATCCTGTTACCTCATTATCAACTACTGAAAATATTAAATTATTAACAATAGTATTTGTTGTACCTATGGATATTATGTCTTTACCAATAACTTCATCAACTTTAGCTGATATGGACGGATCATTAAAGTTTATTTTATCATTAACTTTATATTTTACTCCAGATTGATCAACTTTAATATTTGTAATTTTTGAGTCTTTAATCCCATCTACACTAACTAATGCTTCTGAACTTAAAGAATCATCAAGAAGAGGATATCTTCTAAACTCATCATTTAATCCCAAATGAGTTACATTTCTTTTGTATTGTCCACTATTGAGAACTTTATCTAATTGTTTATTTTTATCATCGTAATTAAAAGGATCTGTCGCATTTCTATGCAAAAATGTAATGTAAGGAAAAGATGGATTTTCGGTAATATTGTTTATAGTTGAAAAATAAGCATATGTTCCATTAGGAAAGTCAGAGTTAGTTAAAAACTTTCCATTATGTTCATCCAAATCACCATTATTTTTATAAACATAGTCTTGAATAAAATATCCATTTGAATAATTTGATGGTCTTAAACCAGAATCATTAATAACATCAATTTCATAACTAGATTCCATAAAGGTAGTAATTCCAGCAGTGTTAACACCAACTGGGCCATATATTGGATTTCCATCATATGCCCAACCAACAATTTTTGAATGATTATCTGTTAGTTCATTTAAAGTTGAATTTAGATTATCTCTAAGTAAACGACGATATTTTTTAGGAGGATAAAAAGAACAAATTTTATTTCCATATATCAAAGATTTTGAATTTAATTGAACAAGTTGAGAATTATCTTCAGTCAAGTAAGCATTATATCTTTCTACAGAATTTATTTTCCATTCATGAATTTTAGTGGTAACAAGTTCCCCTGATCCAGCTGATGTAACTCTTATTGCTGTGTTATTTGGATCATAACCACTTCCTTTTGAAATTATATTCACACCAGTTATTTTTCCATCAGAAATAACCGATTTTAATTCTGCAAGTGATTCAGATGTTCCTGATGTCTGACCAATTCCTACAACTTCAAGAATTGGTGGAGTGGTGTATTCGGATCCCTCATTTCCAATGTTTACACCCTCTATTTTACCGTTAGCAATGATGGGAACTAAAAATCCGTCTCTTCCTGTTAATAGAGATACTTTTGGTCTACGTTCAAAATTTATAATATTTGTAACTCCATAACCAACTCCACCATTTTTTACAAAAATACCTTTTAACCCACCAATCACTTCAACTTCAAGTGATGCTTTATAGTAGTCTGGAATTGTGGATGTATTACCAACAGAAACTTTACCGCTAACTTCAATTTTGATATCAGGATATTTAAATGTATGAGTTCCAACTCCAACACTACTTAAGTTTACATATATTTTTCTATCATAATTTACGTTAGATATAGTTGTTGCTGTTCCTGCATTACTTAACTTAAATCTATCACTATCAATAATCGTGACTTTGTATGCTACTAGTGGATCTAATCCAGCAATTTCATTATTAGTGGTAGAATATTCTACAACATCACCATTCTTAAAACCATGATTTTTAGCGTAAATGTAATTATTAAATGTGTTTATGCCAACAAATGTATTAAATAAATCTTTTTTATCTTCTGGAGGATATACTTGAGATAGTATTTCAATACTATGCTTAGAATAAGATGATCCAGAATTTATTACAGATACTCTATCAATTATATTTCTTATTTCTGTAGATTCAAAAGTATGAGTTTGATTTCCAAAATCAAAAAGATCTAATAAATTAGTTTTAGTTAAAGCTCTATCTTTAGTTATAGCTAAACTAAAAGAATTATCATCATGCTTTGCAATAAAATATTCTGTTCCTGAAGATAATCTATCAGTTGCAAATCCCACATTATTAACGTTTGCAGCAGTGGTAATACCTATTGGAGTTCCAGTAGCAATATAAGTTACCTTTTCCCCATCAGAAAATCTATGATTTCCAATTATCTTATTTGTTGTTAGATTTAAATCAAAATCGGTATATGATCTCTTATAGATGAATCCTTTCATCTTTGCTTCGCAAACTGCTCCACTTCCATTTCCACCTGTTATTATTACTGATGGTGGTTCTGAATAATTAAATCCTGGTTGATTTACAATAACTTCTGATATTGTACCCGAAAAACTAGGAATAGCTTCGCATCCTGTACCACTATCATCTGTAATAGACAATGTGGGAGATTTAATTACATTGAAATTTTGTCCAGAGTTAGTAACTAGAATTTCATCAATTTTTCCATAAAACACAGATTCATTTGAAATTGGTGAATGATACTCAACACCATTTAAAGCAACTCCTACTGCACCCGTAATACTTAAATTATTTTTTGAAACTTGAGGATTTTTATATATTCTTTTGAAATTATTTTGATTACTTAATTCATTACCATCATATAAATTTGCAGGAGTTATGGTATGATTACCATTACCAAGTCCATCCCATTTAATTGCTTCAAAAGAATCATTATATAAATTTGGATAGTTTAAAGATATTCTAAAATTATTATTATCAATAACATTTAAATAATAATATCCACTCGACCCATCAACAAGTCCAGAGTTTAGTGATAAATTTAGATAAACTTTTTCACCATTTATAAAATTATGATTGTTTATTGTAATTATATTTGTATTTGTACTGATCCCAGACGATGTAAAAGATTTTGATCGATTTGTAGTTTCAGTATCAAAAGATGGATATCCAGAGAAAGCAACATATGTATTTTTATCTGCGTCCGAGAAAGAATTTTGTATATTTGAAAGAAGAGATGAAATACCAAAATTTGAAGACACATAATTTAATTTCTTTTTAATTACATAATCACCATCTATAATTGGACTATTTTCTACACCACCATTTATTAAAAAAGTTTTTGAATCAATTATTTCTTCTATATTTGCATTTTCTCGAACCGTTACACCCGTTTCTTTAAATTTAATATCTACAATATCTCCATTTTTTAAAAAATGTTCAGTTTTAGTTTCAAAAGTTGTAGATCCAGCTAAATGACCTTGAACATCAACATAAGATAAATTATTATATAACCAAGTATTAAATTTTTTATCACTTACATCATATTTTTCACCCAAATGTTTAACTCTAATTAGATCATCAAAGTCAAAGTATTTTGTAAAAGAAGAATTATCAGATGCACCAGAAATTGATCCAACAATTCTCATTGTACAAATTTTAGTTAAATCATTATTTTCATAACCATAAACAAAGTTTGTATCTATTATTGGATTAGATTCAAATAATGTTTTTGTGATACCACTACATCCAAAAAATTGATTACTTGATTTAGACGTATATTCTGCTAAAGCATACTCATTATCAGCATTGATATAATAAAAGTTACCAGTTTCACCAAATCCCACTGTAGAATCGACTGTTAAAACTTCTTTTGTTAAAGCAGTTCCAACTACTTTTGTTTTTGTAGATACTTTAAATTTATTAATTATTGTCCCTTTTGAAAAAGATATTTCATAATACCTTTTAGTTCCTAAAAATTTTGTATTTACGTTTGATACTGAACCACTTGCAGTTGGATTAGTAAAAGAATCTTGATATATTTTGACACCAACTAAATTTAAAGGATCACCTGATATTACTTCAATAACAATATTATCAGAAACATCATATTCAGCCTCCGATGGCATTATTGTTTGTTCGAATGGTTTGATAATTTCAACTAATTCTCCATATAAAACTTGGAAAAGAATTTGTAATGAAGAATCTGTTCCTTTTGAACTATAAAAATCCCTTGCTCTTGATAAAATATTCTCTACATTCAATCCATACGCAAAATTTCTTCCTTCTAAACCTGGTAAAAAATTATATCTATATTTCTTATAAAATTGAGTTACAAAAACAAAACTTAAATTAATTACTATTGAACTTGCATCATGGGAAGATGCATTTGTATCGCTAAATGTTAAAAATTCGGGATTATTAACTGTCTCAATATTAGATATACCACTAAATCCACGAATACATCCAGTAAATGAAGTTTTAGTTTTTCCTGTATATGTAATAATTTCATCATCAATCTTTAAAAGTCCATATTTACTTGGAAATCCTGTTGTTTCATTTACATTAATTACATCATCATACGCATATATTATTGATGTTAAAGTGATAGGTGCAGCTGGATTTACAGTATTTGGTATAGGAATTGTTTGTTGTTCAACCAACGAAATGTCTGATACATTCTTGATATTTTTAAAAGACGCTAAATTATCAGCTAAGTATGTAGATCCATATTCATGCTCCTCAGATTCGTAATACTGAGTTAAAAACTCTATAAAAAGTGGATTGTCTGCTTGTATGAAATCTGGTATTTGGCTACCAAGAATATTTGCAATTTTAACTTTTTTATCAGACATTTCTTATCTTGTATATTTTTTATTGCTAATAAAACTAGACGGTGGTATATAATTTGTTCCTGATACGTTTGAACCAGAAACAAGAACATCCTCTAATAAATTTAATTTACTGTTCCCTGTAGTATCTAGCACAATATAAAGGTTCTCTTTTGCAACAATATCATTAGACTCTGGAGTTACTTCAATTTCAATTCTATTTGATAAGGACGTAGATACTATATTTACTGGAAATAAATTTATTTCACCTTTACTGTAATCTATAGTACCTGCATTACTATTAATATAATTTATTGCACCGTCAATAAAAACAAAAAACTTTACAATTCCAGTTAGTTGATCACTATTTGGAATATCTGTTAGATAGACGATTCCATCAACTCCATCAATTCTAAATCCAGATGAACGAACATTAAATCCTTCCAAATCAGCATGAAATTTATTTCCATAACAAATCTCGTAAGTCGCTATTTGATTATAGAGAGGAATCATGTTTCTTCTTATCACTAATGTAGTGATATTAGATGTTATACCAGTATCAACTCTATCAATCTGTGATAGTAATTTACTATACTTTAATCTACCACCGAATGAGTTAATATCTGCAGATTTTGAATAAGTTTCAATTGAAGATATAATTCTAGATTGTAAATTTAACTTATCAGAAATAAATCCTGAATCATATGAAACAGTTGAATTGTACTCAACGTACAGATACATCAAATCGAGGAATTCCTGTTTGATTCCAGCTACTGTATATTTTTTTAAACTACTTTTAATATTATCTTTAACTATATCAGATAAAAATTCACCATTTTTTGGTTTAATTGTGATAAAAACTTTTCCAAACTCTGGTGGGTCAAGTTCTTCACCTCCATAGGCACTTACAGAATCAATATTTGGGTATAAAAAAGGTATTAGACTAGCATAGTCATTTGGTGTAACTGCCCTGTATTGTGACGCATAGACCCTTGGAGCAAGGTATTTTATATTATCCACAGATTCTATCGAATCTCCGTTTTCCGACCTTTGTGTGGTTGTTAGAAGGGAAATACCATCTACAATGGTTGTTCCTATATTACTTGTTAATATACCAGAAAAATTAAAATTTGACGCACCATTACCATCTTTCCCATTCGTCACAATATAACTAACTCTTATTATTGCATCATTTCCTGGTTTTTTACCCATAATACCATCACCAAATAGAATTTGATATTTTTCATCCTCAATTTCTTGAATTAAAAACAATCTAGACTCTGAATTTACGTCAAAAATATTTGTATAAGAGTTATATGTAAGAGATGATCCATTTTCTTCCACCTCAACACGAATAGAAGATGTATCAATGTTTGAATTTGGTAAAATAAACCTCTGATTTGTTTGAGAACTATCTATTCTAAAGGATTTTGTTAAGTAATTACCCTCATAAATTGAAATATTATTAAAACTTGCAATTCCGTTACTATTTGGATTAACTGTAATAGACTCTGGTATTGAAAATGTATAATTTCCACCCTCAACAGCTCCCAATGCAACTAAACCTGCGTTTAATGTAACATTAACTGCATTTTTTGTTGAAAGGTCAACAGTGAAACTTACTGTTGCAACCGCAGATTTCTTTGATCTTGGCACATATCCAATATTTCTTGCTAATGAAACAACATTTTCTCGTAGAGTTGCACTATCAATAAATGACTCATTAACAGCCATATTTGTATTATATGACGTTATATAAGAATTATATGCTAAAGTATCAATTAAAATTGAAAAATTAGACCCTTCGAAGTCAAAATCAGTAAAATTTGAGTTTGATCTCAAATAACTTTTGATCTGAGCTCTTAAAGTATTAAAATCGAGGTTAGTAAACTGTGTAAATGACATTATACCCTAGTCGGTTGAAGTAAAAATTCGATATTTTGTGTTGGAAACGGTAATCCTGTAATTTCATACTCAATCCTTATCTGTAATTCATATGAATCAACTAAAGAGTCAATAATAACATTGCGTAAAGTTATTCTTGGTTCATAATTTTTAAGTAAAACATTGATTTCTCTCTCTAGAAATGATGCAATGTCATCCAAATTTGTTTCAAATAACGAATTCTCGATTGATGTGCCTAATAATTCGTTAAAAAACCTCTCATTAAGACGTGTTCGACATAAATTGACCACTGATTTTTTGATTGCATCCTCATTCTTCAGCACAGTCACGTCATTTGTGACAGGATGCTTCGTAAATGACAAACTAATGTCCTTAAATGCACGAGAAATTTTAACTACCATTCAATTTGATATATTTTTCCTAATATATCTATAAGGGTTTTCTGATATTACGTTTATTTATTAGTCTTCTTTCAAAAATTCGGGTTTTTTCTCCTCTTTTTCCTTATAATAAGCATCACCATCGTATTCACTA